AGTATAGATCATTTTATGTAGACCGTCTTAAAACTATAGTACGGGCTAAGAAGAGCAGAAGGAAGAAGCAACTTGTCAGAGATTGAGTTAACCAGTTCCTTTGATCAGATGAATCTGGTTGTAGAGGAATTGCTGAAGGGAAAGAACCCTACCGATATTGCTAAATTCCTGGGCATTAAGCGCTCTCAGGTCCTAGAGCATATTGATACCTGGCGTGAGTTAGTTTCGGGAGATAGCCGCATTCGTGAGCGTGCTAAGGAGGCATTAGCAGGAGCCGATCAACACTACTCTATGATCATCCAGCGTGCGTGGGAGACTGTAGACCAGGCAGATGCCAATCAGCAATACAATACCAAGGCAAGTGCCTTGAAGATGATTGCAGACGTTGAGCAAAAAAGAATCGATATGTTGCAGAAGGCGGGACTTCTAGAGAATAACGAGGTCTCCGCGCAACTACTAGAGACAGAGCGTAAGCAGGAGATCCTTGTTAGTATTCTAAAGGAAGTAACTTCTGAATGTGATCATTGTAGAGTTGAAGTGACAAAGAGGCTTGCAGAGGTTACGGGTAGGGTAGAACCAATTGATTGATTTTAGTGATTTCATGGACGCCTTGGATGGAGACACCTTTGAGGAGGTCCCCGCGTCCGTAGAAACATTTGTTACCGACAAGAACTATCTTGACTTACCACCCCTATCAGAATATCAGTATCAGGCAATCCGTGCCATGACACAGATTTATAAAAAAGAAACGCTGGAAAAGTGGATAGGAATAAAAGAAGCAGAAGGTAGATGGAATCAGACTTGCAAGGAAGTAATCTTGCAGATTGGCAAGGGTGGCGGTAAGGACTTTATCTCCACTATTGGATGCGCGTATGTCGTCCATTTGCTTCTGTGCCTAAATGATCCTGCGAAATACTATGGGAAGCCGCCAGGTGACAGCATTGACATTATTAATATCGCCATCAACGCTGTTCAGGCTAATAGAGTCTTCTTTAAAGGATTCAAGCGCATCATTGAAAAATCTCCCTGGTTCCAGGGTAGGTACATTCCCAAAGCCAATAGTATTGAATTTGATAAAGAAATAACCGTTCACTCAGGACACTCTGAATCAGAATCCTGGGAAGGGTATAACGTCATGCTTGCGATCCTTGATGAGATTTCCGGCTTTGAGATGGAGAATACAACGGGCAGGCAGAGTCCAAAGACTTCCTCTGCCATTTACAAGATGTACAGAGCGTCTGTCAACTCTCGCTTCCCAGACTTTGGGAAAGTAATTATGCTTTCCTTCCCACGATTTAAGAACGACTTTATCCAGCAAAAATATAGCGATGCGATTGCTGAGAAAGAAACCGTTGTTAAGAGTCACAGGTTTAAGATTGATCCTGATCTACCTGATGGTCACGACGGTAATGAATTCATCGTAGAGTGGGAAGAGGATCATATCATCTCCTACGCCCTACCCCACATCTTTGCACTAAAACGTCCTACCTGGGAATTTAACCCCACAAGAAAGATAGAGGACTTCACAATTGCTTTCTATGACGATCCACTAGATTCTCTGATGCGATTTGCCTGTATGCCCCCAGAGGCCACAGACGCCTTCTTCAAGTCGCGTGAGAAGATCGAAAAGGCTTTCTCTGATCCCAAGGTATCGGTAAATAGTGATGGAAGATTTGCTGAATGGTTTAAGCCAGATGACTCCAAGCAGTATTTTGTACATGTTGACTTGGCCCAGAAGCATGACAATTGTGCCGTAGCACTAGCGCATGTGGACGGATGGGTGCAAATGAAAATTGCAGGGACTATGACAGAGGCCGCGCCAAAGGTTATTGTAGATGCAGTAAGGTATTGGCAACCAACTTCTACTACTAGCGTTGACTTATCAGTAGTTAAGGATTATATAATCGAACTAAGAGAGCGTGGTTTTAATCTTAGCCTTGTTACATTCGACCGATGGAATTCTCATGACATGATGCAACAACTAAAGCATTATGGTATTAATACGGAACTATTATCAGTTGCTAAAAAACACTATGAGGATATGGCGCTACTCGTAACAGAAGAGCGGGTACACGGACCAGATCTGAAACTTTTAATTGATGAACTTTTGCAATTAAGAATTAGAGGAGATAAAGTTGACCACCCTAGAAAGGGCAGTAAGGACTTGGCTGATGCCGTATGTGGCGCGATCTATAATGCTATTGCTAAGTCTAGAAGAGATGCGGTACAAGAGATCGAAATCTATTCGTACGAGATGGTTGAGCAAGACTCAGAAGAAGAAATAAAACGTAGAATGGGCAAGGCGAATAACAAAGAACTTATTATCCCCCCAGACCTCCAACAAACGCTTGACGCGATGGAGATAATTTAATATTATTAGTTCATACGCGGTAGTGGCCAAGTCTGGTGAAGGCCCCTGTCTTATAAACAGGTGATGCGCGGGTTCAAATCCCGCCTACCGCACGGCTACAGGTAGCAGACCTTAGGATGGTGTAGTTACATACAAATATCCCGTGTTAACGCGAAAGAGTCTGTGGAGTTATAGCGTTGAAGTCGTGTTTTCAGCGTCTTTTGTGCAGCAGAAGGACTCGCGGCTACCTGTAGTCGCCGGGATGTGGCGCAGTTTGGTAGCGCACTTGCTTTGGGAGCAAGGGGCCGGAGGTTCAAATCCTCTCATCCCGACATGCAAAACATTTTACTTGTCGCTCTTGCTGTGCTATTCTTATGCAATATGTACAGCCTGTATGTTATATACAGATCTAGGCAAGTTCGAAGGGACGATGAAAATACATTGTCTAGGTGTATGGATAATGTAAGATCACTAGAAAAAGAAATATTTGAGTTGACTAGAAAGAATGACAAACTTCTACAGGTTAATATAGAATTAGATAAATCAAATAGAACGCTTAGAACTAAGTTAGACAAGATAAATACACAAGTTAAACAGATTAGCGATCATTTTAAAACAAACTGATATAATTAGTGTATGGAGGACTCCATGGAAACTGAAGTTCAGCAAGAAATTAAAAGACTTATTTCTAAGAACGACCGATGTGACGCGCCAAAGTGCCCTGCCCAAGCATGGGTAGTTGCTAAATTTACCACCGGAGAACTATACTTCTGCGGACACCATTTTGATAAGTACGAACTTGGACTTATCCGTGACGCATATGACGTAGTAGATGAGAGAGAATTTATCAATGCCAAGTCAGAGTCCTCTGCTTAGTAAGAAAGAAAAGATCGGGCTAGTCAGGGAGAGGGACGGATTCTCCTGTGCTATCTGCCATAAACTGTTTAAGGCTAACTCTGAAGTTACACTAGATCATTGGATTCCGCGTGCTGCTGGTGGAACAGAAGATATTTCTAATTTGAGACTTGCACATAAGAAATGTAACGCATGGAAAAGTGATAGGATGCCAAATGAAGATGGAACGATTCCTCCACGCCCTAAAAGAGTTAGTTATCAAGATAGAAAGCAGCGGCGACAGGAGATACTAGAAAATATCTGTACCGATTGCTATGATGGAAGGCTGCTATTAGAAAGCGAGAATTGCCCCTATTGTGGAGCGCAGGCGGGTCCAGAAGACTGGCCCCATTGGGCAAAGCGGAAGGCAAATCAATGTAGGCATACTCCACCTGAATGGTGCTGGGCCTGCTCTATAGGTATTGTTGACAGAAAACCAGTATTTCTGGTACTCTTAGAGGGAAATTAGTTTTATCCCAGATCGTCTAATGGCAGGACAACAGACTTTGGATCTGTTTATCTAGGTTCGAATCCTAGTCTGGGAGCGTGAAAAAAATAAAGCATACGAGTAGCATCGTAGAGTACCAAGATTTTCTTACGCCAGAAGCGTGCGATATTTTGATAAAATACTTTAACACAGATGACTCTATGTGGATGGATACATGTTTCTATAATTCATCTGTAATGAACTTGCTTGATCCACTATCTAAATATTCTGGACATGCAATAAATGAAGAGTACTTTAAGACTCTGAGGCAGGAACTTTGGGCCTTGGCTGAAGATGCGTCTGGAAATAGACTAAACAATTTAACATTTAGTGCTGCTAGATGGGTTCCAGGGGCATATGCAGATCCACATTCTGACAACTCTGAATTAGATGGAACTCCGAATGCTTGGCAGGATAATAAATTTGTAACTATTATTTATTTAAATGATAATTATGATGGTGGAGATTTAGTATTTGACTATCATGGTATAAAAATTTCTCCCAGTACGGGAACAGTTGTGGCATTCGACCCAGGAATAATAAATGTTCATAGTGTTTCCAAGATAATTGCAGGAGATAGGTATACTATGCTTGCGTCGTGGGACTATGCTAGTATAGAATATACAGAGGAGCAATTAGAGGCCATAAGGCTTGAAAAAGAAAATATGAAACCTCTGCAACAAAAACAGCGAGAGGAATGGAGGAGATCTAATAATGCCATGGGAGATTAAGCAAAATTACGGTGGATGTTCTGGATATGCGGTAGTTAAAGAGGGCACTAACGAGATAGAAGGATGCCACTCAACTAGATCAGAGGCAGCCGCCCAGCAACGTGCGCTGTATGCTTCTGAGAATAAGTCAATGCACGATGATGAAGAAGATGATAAGCGCAAAGGAAAGCACAGGAAAGAGTCCCACAAGTTTTGGGATGGGACATTTATTGAAAAGGGATACAATTGACACGCGATAAAGTTATTGAAAAACTTAAGGCAAAGAAAATGAAAAATTCAGCATCATCTACTGAGATTTCCTCCTTTATTGCAGGATGGAATCAGGCCATTAAAGAGGCTATTGAATTGCTGGAGAAAGATTAATTATGAATAAAATTATTATTGCCGTAGCAGTTGTGGGAGTTGCCTTAGTTGGATGTTCTTCTCAGGTTTCCCCTGCTCCAACTGTTACTATTACCCAGAATGCACCAGAACCTGAACCACTTAACACAGATGACGGTGTTTCAAATCTGTCAAACGAGGAACTATATTTACTTGGCATTAAGTCAATGAATAATCCGATTCTTAACTCTGCTACAGATCAACAATTAATTGAAATGGGAGAATCAGTATGCGAAGCCCTCGCTGCTGGGTTTAGCACTCAAGATATTATTGAATATATGGCTAGGCAAATGGTCGGACAGGGTATGACTTCAGATGTTGAATCTGAGGCTGTCGGATACATTATTGGTGCAGCAGACTCAGCGCTGTGCCCATCGGCTAATTTTTAGCCGACCCGCGAGTGTGGTGTAGAGGTAACACATCTGCCTTCCAAGCAGTTATCGCCAGTTCGATTCTGGTCACTCGCTCAAAATGAAATATTTAGATGATGGAGTGTTGGCGTTTAGATCTGACTACCAGCACTATAGCCAGTATGTAATTCTACGTCCAGATACTGAATCAGATGGCAGCATTTCTGGCCCTGGCATAGAGGCAAAAGTAATACATCCAACTTCTGATTACACTTATGCGGATACTAAGTACTATGGAGATGTTGGCTGGGAAAGGCTGTTCAGAGCGACTAAGTTCAACAACGGATACGGAATTAGCAACGGTGTAGGCGTTTTCGATGATAATTTACCTCTGTTCAATGTATACC